TGTTCCATCCGACAACTCAACGACCAACAGGACATCGGCTATCGCGACACTCTGAGGTAACAACACATGGGCAACATCTTCAAAACTCTCGGGCTCGACGATCTTGCCCGGTCAATACCAATCATAGGCAATGCCGCCGGGGATTTCCTCGGCGGCATTAACATGGGCCAAACATCAGGCCCCGGTGCAGGAGGTCCAAACTTCCTGAGCCAGCTCGGCCCAAACAAAAGCAGGATATCTAACGAAGACTATCAGCATAACCAAAATCTGCTCAACAGTAGCAACCCGCAAGAAGCTTCACGGCAAAACGAATTCTTGCGAATGGTAACCCCAACAAACGCGGATATGTACAACGAATACCAAGATGCGACCCAGCCGGAAGATACTCAACGGCAAATCAACAACATCAAATCCAAATCAGAAGCGCTAGGAATGTCCCCGTGGGAGATTACAGGATCAGGTGGATCAACACCACTACCAGCCCCACAATCAGGACCCCAGCAAAGCAAAGGCGACGGATCAAGCTTCCTTTCGGCTCTAGCCCCCTTAAAGATCGCGGAACTAAACAACAAAACCGCTCTTCAACAGACTAAAATGCAGACGGATACTCAAAAATACGTCGCGGACCAATCGACCAACAAGGGCGAACTACCAAAACAACAAACACTCAAGGCCGCCGCAGAAACAGTTACAGAAGCATTCAGGCCCGGCAATATATCGGCAGATACAGGCCTCAAAACGTCGCAATCAGCAGTTGCCGAAAACTCAATCGTGCTCAACTCTATCGCTACTATTCTGTCGGCACTGCCAACTACCAACATCGACCTCGGAATGTTCAAAAGTCAATCCCGTGAAGGATACCAACAAGTCCTCGGCATGATAAAAGGTTACGATCAACAGGGGCTCTCGGCGGCAATCGAAAAAGGCATAAACGCAATGCCACCTCCACAGTTCGACCAATTCAGCAAAGACATGGTCAAACTTGCAACCATGATCGGCTCAGGCGCAAAAGGCGCAATGAACACTGTCAGCTCACTGGAAGGCCTCTGGCTCACAATTAAAAACATGCTCGGTGGCAGATGAATCTCACAGACTTAACCACCGTCGATAAAAAAACGCGCCAATGGCGCAAAACAATAACCATGCGCGAGCAACTTCAAAGACGCATGGACTACTATAACAAAAACCTCGCCTCAGAAATCTCGGCTGGACATCGGGAACGTTTCCGTAGCGTCCAAGCCCTTCTCACATCACAGATTACCCGACTTGATAGTAATCAACTTATTTCCCACCCCGTCCTGGGCGTCTTGATAACCAAGCGCGTCGGGGAGGTCATGGATTACGTGTTCACGCACCTGCCCAAACCCCGCGCCGCACAGAAAACGGAAATAGAGCTAGCGGCTATCGAGCTCATGCATAACAAAGGAAGGGAAGCCCGCGCGCAACAACACCAATTCAATCTCAACGCTGAAATAGCGTATCGGGCAACAGCCCAATGGTTTATGGTGTTCAACACCTTAACCGTAGAGCAAGGGAAATACAAAACAGTCTTCAACCAAGACAGTAAAGAGTTCAAAAACTACATACGCGCGTTCACTCGCAACATAAACGAAGCGGAAACCGGCACACGCAACGGCAACGCCGAAACCAACCACACTTACTTCGCCTGCGTCGAAGAAGGCGGACAAAACGGACGCCTACATATACATGTCCTCCACTTCTTCAGAACATTGCCCTACAGATGGCAAGACCCAAACCGCGGCAGACCACGTCCAGAACTGCGAGAAATCGCAGCAATAAAAAGCCTCTGGAAACACGGCTACTCAGTACCAATTGCAGTACGATACTCACCAAAAGACGCATACGGACTAAGCGGCTGGCGCTGGCCTTATGACAAGCGCAAAGAAAACTCACTACAAATCGGCTCGCCGCTCAAACTCGGCAGCTACATGAGTAAATACATCATCAAAGGATACGCATCATGCAAAAGAGCAGAACTCCTGTGGCGGGTACGCAAAAGCCACAAACTCGGGACGCTAATACTGGCGGAGTTAGTCTCACAATTAACACCGGCGTCGCTGGTTCTGATAGCAACAGACCCGACGATCAATCTCCGCCTCAACAACAACAAGATACCCAATCCCCTCCTTCGGAGGGCGGCGCTCCGCCAATACCAAAACCTCCAATCTACAAAGACCCACAACAATATACGCAGCTTACGGGAGATCGCGGAAAACGTTACGCCTCGCCCCTCGCTGCTACACTCACTGAAAGGTTCGATGACAACGACCCACGTGAACAACCGGCAGAACATTACCACTTCGTTGATAAACGAATGCTCACAAGAGGGCATATCTAATCTACTCGCGGAAATAGAACTCGCCCGCAAAACAATCGACGAAAAATACTACAGACGGAGCAATTCAGGGTATGGGACAACCTCAACAGCCGATTACATCGCTGCAGCGGATCAATCTTTCACACAGGCTCACCGAACACAAAATCAAAACGGAAGCCGTTCTAAAGGTACTCTCCCACCACAACAGACCACTCTACGCCGATCAGCTCGTCGGCGTACTATCAACACTCTCTAGTGCAATAGACGTGATACTCAATCCATGAAAAAACAGATGTACGTAGTCACTGGTATCAACTTGTCTCAACCTAAAGGCAATGATCTACCATACATCTATACATCAAATCACAAAAAGGCCCTCAAGGCCTTACAATATTGCAAAGAGCAACACCCAGCTTTTAGCTGGACACTCACAACCCGCATGATCGGGTAAACCTAACCGGAATAGGGAGGGGGGGGGCCGAAAATCGAAGGGTTCAAACGAAGTGGCCCTTCGAGTTTTCGGGCTCCTCCCTCCCGGTAAACGCCAACAAAACTTTGGCGAACCACTAGACAGGCCACACCTAGGCTCTATATCGAATAGACCATCAACAGAAGGACTAGGCCATGGCTAAAGCACCAATTCAGTTCACCCAAAACGAAAAAGACACCATCATCGTCGGCCTCTCGCTAGCGCTCGACCGCGCAAAACGGATGCGCGACGACCGCAAAAACGCCGCGAACATTCGCGATCTCCACCAAAAAAACGTTGACGACGTTACCAACCTTCTTCAACGTATCGATAAGGAAGCCTGACCCCCCCAACACATCAGGCAACCTCCTGAGCCCGCCCGTCCCCCACGGGCGGGCTCTTGCATTTAAGCCCGAACGGCTTGATAAACACCGTGGGCACTCCGCCCACCAATGGGGAATCCATGTCACACCTATCTGAAACAACGGCTATCGCTACGCTGGCGGTCATCGACCAATATCTACCCGCTGACTTCGACACCCTGGGCATCACGCCCGAGGAATTCCAGCTCATCTCGTCGCCGCTTCCGTGGCGCCGGGACTATATGCCCCGACTCGTCCGCACTATGAACGCGCTCATCTTCGGATCTTGCGAAGTCATGATGCTCCCCAAAATCACCGTGCCCGCTGAATACGTCGCCGCCGTCATCTCGGCGTGCGTCAACCCCGCCAACACGATGTCCATGTGCATCATCATGTCACAAGAACGGGCAACAGGCGTCGGGGCTCTAGAACTCGCCGCACGCGGCCAACAAAGCTCGACAATCGACCCCTGCAGCGCGGATCAACTCTTCGCGCTCTGCAACATTCTCGAAAGCAAAGACCGCGCCAACTACGCCAGAATGGCGCTCAAAGAAAAACTCGGCATCCGCATCGACAACGCCTTGAAAGGGCTCAACTAATGAAAAAAACCATCGGACGGCAAAAGAAAATCCGCAAAGCCAAAAAAATCTACGCCCGTGGCGGAAAGAACATCTAAATGGAAAGAAATATCTTCAACCTATCCCACCAAGTGCACACAGCAGGGCACATCGGCAGGATACAAACGCTCAGCGTCATCCCGGTAAGAGCGGGAGACAGTCTCAAAGCATCAATCAACGGCATTATCAGGCTCGCTGCCACACGGAAGGAAATCGTCAGCGAATGCCAAGTGGACATTTGCGCGTTCTACGTGAAACACCGCCACGTTTACGGCAACGAAGCGTGGATCAACTTCGTGGCGGGAAGTCCACAAAACCCAAACGTACTGCCCGGCTATTCGGTCGATCCAGATTACAACAACCCATTCTATCTTGGCATCCGTCAATGCGGGGTTCAACTCAATCTCGCACTCATGCGGGGCTACAACTTCATCTTCTCGCGATACTTCCAAGTCCCTAGCATCGCGTCACCGGAAATGATTTCCGTCAAAACAGTCAACGGCGACCCGGACCAGTTAGACTTCTACCCAACAAACGAAACGTGGGCAGATAACATGCGAAGGTACGGCACACTTGCTGCCCGCCTCCCACACATCCTCAACGGCTACAATATGCTAGGCCAAGGTGCAGGCGGCTTTACAAATAGCCTCTCAGCAGCAGACTACGGCGTCGTAATCAACGACACATCGCCAGACGTGGGGTTGCTTGACATTCGCGACCTCGCACAAATCCAAGGCCGCTACAGAACCGTGCAAGCCAAAAATTGGTTCGCACAATTCTACACGGACGTACTGGAAGAAAGGTTCGGTACAAGCGTAAACACAGACGCTGACATGCGCCCGGATTATCTCGGACGCACAACGCAATTCCTCTCGGGTACAGACGTCAATGGTACAGACGACGCAACACTCGGCAGCTATGTCGGGAAAACACTGGATCGCGTCAGCTTCAACATGGGTCGTCGAGCATTCCCGGAACACGGCAACGTATGGATTATGGCCGTCCTACGCTACCCGATGCTCCACACCAAAGAGCAACACCCGTTGCTAGCAACAGCCGTACCAAACGGCCAGCTACTACTCTCAGACCCGGACATCGTCACAAACGAACCCACAATCCCATTCGACCCCGGAAACTGGATGGCAGGTGGATCGGTCTATACACCAAACGCCAACGCCCAAATCCCCTACGGCCAAGAATACCGCTATCAACCGAACCGGGTGCATCCAAACTTCGAGATCATCCCCGGCTATCCCTTCACTCAATGGGACACGGTCAACTCGGAAGAATGGGCCTATTACAATAACGACGAATACAAAAACACGTTCCAAACAACACAAATCGGGCAATGGAATGCGCACCTTAGCGTCGCAATGCAACGCTATACTACAATGCCCGGCATCGGCAAAAGCATTTTCGCGGGAGCCAACTAATGTTCAGACCAAACAGGATAGGCACGCCGTACATCATGGATGTCGGCGGTGTGGACAACACAAGCGCGTTCACAATATCAACACAGGCCAACTCGAGCGCGTTCTATGCCGGCAACGTCATCAACGCTATACCCGTTGGGGATTACGGCAGGTCACACCTACACTGGGCCGGAGCGGCCAGAACCCTACCCGCATCAAACAAATGGTGTATCGGCCAACAATTCACGGTAACGCCGCCCATTGGGGGCGACGTTGTCGGCGTTGAGATATCGGGCTCTATCAATATCCCCTTCTCAAGCAATACAGGCCTCATGGCCTTCCTTGGAAAGCTGCCGGAAGCTTCGTCTGGGGTGCTGGATGATTTCGCTACGGCAGCGCCGATGCTTATGCCTATTACCAATGGCGGCAGGCCCAACCTCTGCACACCGTCTTACAAAGAGCAGGTTATTATCCGCGACGTGGCGGACGGCGTCGGCGGCACGTACGTCCACGGTTTCGTATTCCTCGAGGGCGCTAGTGTTCCGGCCGCGCTAAATTTCGCGTGGTTCGACGTTGCTTGTTCCATCCGACAACTCAACGACCAACAGGACATCGGCTATCGCGACACTCTGAGGTAACAACACATGGGCAACATCTTCAAAACTCTCGGGCTCGACGATCTTGCCCGGTCAATACCAA